TCAATCTTGAAGAGAAAGAAAAAGAATGTATAGACTCAGTTAAGAAATATACTGACCTCAGTAAGCACAAGCTTACTATTTATGATAATTACGAAAAAAAAGAGAACCTAGCTGTTGTATGGAATCGTTTAATAGCAGAAAGCACCGAAGATATTATTTGTCTTTTAAATAACGACACAGTGGTAGAAGAGGGTTGGGACAAAATGATTGAGGTATTAGACAAGACAGTAGGAGCAGTCGGGCCGGTAACCAATAACTGCGGAGGAAGACAAAAGAATATGCCTAAAGGCCAGGTAGAAGAAATCAATGACTTATCTGGTTTTTGCTATTTATTCAGAAAAGAAGTTTGGGAAGAGGTAGGAAAGTTCCCAGAGGATATGCCTTTTTACGGACAAGAGACTGTGTTTAATAGAAAACTTGAGGATAGAGGATATAAGTTAATGGTAGATAGAAGAGTTTATGTTCACCACTACAAAGGACGGAGCTATAAAAAGGCGTTAGAAAAAAAAGAACTAACTAATATAGAACAAGAACTAGGAGCTTTTCATTACTGGAATTTTATTAACAGACTAAAAAAACTAAGAGCTAAAATACCCCAAGGAACTAAACTAGCTATACTTGGAGGAGGGAAAGGCAACCAATTTCCACTTCACAAAGGAATGGAGCAAGCTATAAATGACTTCTTTGGTTCTAATGGTTTACTTCTAGGAGCTGAAAGCAACACACAAGAACTAAAAGATTTCAAGCCTGACATATTTCTCTCTTCACAAACAGGAGGGTATAAAGACAATCAACTAAAACTTTGCAAAGAAGCCAAGGAACAAGGATGCAAAATGATATTATACTTTTGTGACTTAAGATACCCTTCAATGATAGTAATCCCAGGGCTAGAATTATTCGAGGAAGCTTTTATTTGCAACGGAAGACTAAAAGAATGGGAGAAACAATACAACCTAAAAGCCTTTTACCTTCCTCAAGCCTCAATTCAACACCCTAAACCAGTAGAAGGAAAAAAAAGTAGGGTTTTATTCGTAGGAAGTATAGGAAAGAATAAATTTCATGCAGGAAGAAAAGACTTGTGTGAGTATTTAGGAGTTACTGTTAATAATTGTTCTAAAGCTGAAAACCGAGACAAACGTTTAGAAATACAAAATAATTCTTATGGAGATTATCACTCAAGTACGTTCAGTTTAGCCATAAGTGTAGATGAACCAGGATACACAAGCGATAGACTTTATACTATAATGGGAGCTGGTGGGTGTGCATTAAGTTTTAACCCAGGGAAGATACAGTTTGAGCATAAAAAACACTTACTTTGGTTTCGAACAAAAGAGGAAGCGAAGAAATTACTAGCCACACCAAAAGTATTAGTAGATGAAATAAAAGAAAACGCCTTTGAGGAAGTTCAAAAGAATCATACGTATAAAGATAGATTAATAGAAATACTATGCAATACACATCAATTTGCGGAGATAAAGACGAATCCAGAACAGATATAAAGTGCTTCACTGAATACAACAACTTTAAAGACGACACCAGAAACGCTAAAATATACAAAGTTTTATCGCATTTATATATAAAAGAAGAGTATAGCCTTTGGGTAGACGGCAACATTAACCTTAAAATATCAGAAAAAGAATTGATTAAGTTAATGGGAGATAAAGACATTCTAACTTTCGCTAATCCTTACAGAGACAACATACACGATGAAGCAAAGGAGTGTATAAGGCTCAAACTTGACCATAGAGAGACGATAGAACAACAAATAGCCAAATACCCTAATACTAAAGTTTTATCTCAGTGTGGTGTGATATTAAGACGACACACAGAAGAGATAAAAAGACTTAATGAGAAATGGTGGGCTGAAATATGTGTAGGAAGCCGAAGAGACCAGCTAAGTTTTAACCACGTTTTCAGAGATGTTAAAATAATAGAGTTAGGCGATCCATTTAACAATCGCTACTTTAATAAATTACCTCACAAAAATGCAATTCGACAAATATGAGAAGTATGGAGCTTATCATTGGGCTGATTACAACAGAGAATCTATATATAAGAAACACGCTGACTATGTTAAAGATTGGGTTAAAGGTAACAGAATATTAGATATTGGAGCTGGAGACGGCTTGATTACCTCACTATTAAAAGCAGAAGGGATTGATGACAACAAGAAGTCCGTAGAATTAGCCAAAGAAAAGAAAGCTAATGTAAAATTAGGCAGTGCTTACAATCTTAACGGAAAGTATAACTCTGTTTTTCTAGGAGACACGCTTGAACACTTAGAGTTCCCAGAGAAATGTTTAAAAGAAATAAAGAAAGTAAGCGGGCATTTATACATATCCATCCCATCAGGAAAACAAAAATGTAAATATGATTACAACGCCTGGAACGCCAAAGAACTCACTGAATTAGTGGAGAACGTAGGATTTAAGAAAGTAGGTAAAGCAAGGATAGCTAACCAGAGATTATATGTAGAATATAAAGTTTTACAAGATGTTTAAAGTATGCTATAATGTATAGGAAATAAAGAAATAACTATGACTCCAGCACCAATTAATTTCTTGTTCGATGAGGTTATCACGGGGGGAGCCGTACTGTCAGCCTTTGAACTTTGCCAAGCTATAAGAGAATATAGAGAATGTAATATAGTTGCTCATTTTGACAACAAAGAACTGGAAGAGTATTTTAATATAAAGAGAATCGGTTTAAGTGCTAGACCAAAAGGGATAGATATAACATTCACACCAAAGATAAAAGGAGATTATTCCTACATAAGAACAGACGATGAGAGATGGCTTAAAAGAACTGACCCAGTAATAGCAGTAAGTGAATACATTAAAAGTAAATTCGGCGGTGTAGTAATAGGAAACGGAACACACTCACGCTTTTCAGATATAGGCTTAGAAAGAGACATAGATGTTTTAATAGAAGGAAACTACGAGCCGAATAAAAACATACAAGCTACTATAGAAGAAGCTAAGAAACACGGCAAGAAAATAGTCTGGTTCGGAAGACTTACTAAAGACTTAGGAGTAGAGCATTATTCAAACCCTAGTTTAAAAGACATTGTAATTTTATATAACAGGTCAAAGAAGTTTTTAAAAATGTCCCTAAACGAAGGCTGGTGCAGACCAATCGCCGAAGCGAAGAGATGCGGTTGCGAAGTAATTAACCTTAACGGAGGTAATAGAGAGGTAGAGATAGTTTCGTGGGATGAAATTGCTAGGGAGTTGATAATGTATTTAGATAAACCAATTTTAATGGAAAATAATGGGAGACAGAAATAAGAAAGGACAATTCAAAGATGGTTGGAAAGGTGGACCTGGAAGACCCAAGCAAAAGTCTTTGAGAGATTTACTTTCACCAGAACAAGAAGAAGAGTTAGTTGCGTTAGCTGTAGAGTTAGCTAAAAAAGACCCGTCTATGACAAGATTTGTTTTAGAACATATTTATGGCAAAGCTAGAAACACTATAGGATTAGATGGAGGGGATGAAGATAAACCAATAAGTCTACTAAGCACGATTAAATGAGCCTATTTTCAGCAACAACAGCCACTAAAAGAATACTGACGTTGAAGAAAAGAATAAGAGCAGTGTGCGGTGGAACATCAGCCTCAAAGACTATTAGTATTTTACTTTACTTAATAGACCTAGCTCAATCAGACAATATATCGACACTTACATCAGTAGTATCAGAGAGTTTCCCACATTTATTTAGAGGAGCAGAGAAAGACTTTAAAAACATAATGCAGGCTCACAAGTATTGGAAGGATAACCTTTGGAACGGTTCAAGCCATACATACACATTCGAGACTGGAAGCAAGATAGAGTTCTTTTCAGCAGACCAACCAAGCAAGGTAAGAGGTCCGAGGAGAGACAGACTATTCATAAATGAGTGTAATAACATCCCTTATGAAGCGTTTGACCAGCTAGAGATTAGAACGAAAGAGTTTATTTTCTTAGATTGGAACCCTACATTTGCCTTTTGGTTCTACGAAGAAGTGAAAGAGAGAGAAGACGTTGATTTCCTCACCCTAACCTACCTAGACAACGAAGCACTAGACAAGAACATCGTTAATAGCATCGAGAAACACAAAGACAATAAGAACTGGTGGCTAGTATATGGATTAGGACAGCTAGGAGAGGTAGAAGGGAAGATATACAAAGACTGGGCTATCATAGACGAGATACCCCACGAAGCTAGGCTAGAGAGATACGGATTAGATTTTGGATACAGTAATGACCCCACAGCTATAGTAGCAATATACAAATACAATGACGGTTACATTATAGACGAGATAACACACCAGAAAGGACTTTCAAACAAACAGATAGCAGACACACTCCTTAACAACCCACAAGCCTTAACAATAGCAGACAGTGCCGAGCCTAAGAGCATAGACGAGATATACTCTTACGGAGTAAACATAATAGGAGCTACTAAAGGGCAAGGTTCAGTTAATCAAGGTATACAATACGTTCAAGGACAAAAGATTTCATTAACAAAAAGAAGTTTAAATACAATAAAGGCTTATCGTAACTATATGTGGAAGATAGATAAGGACGGGAAGATACTAAATGTACCTGACCATTACCTATCAGACTCAATGGATGCAATAAGATACGGACTTTCAAGCTTTGAGAAAACCTATGAAGGTAAGCATAAAGTGAATTATTAGATTGGCTTAAACAGGGGCGAAAGTCAAAAAGAGGTGCGATTCTGCACGGGGCGGAGACAAAAATAATTAAACAACAAAATGGCAAATAAAATCGAGGAAATTGCAATACAGAGTTGGAAGGACCACAACACTAAATATCAAACCCGTAAAGAGAAATGGGTTGAATTAGTAGCAAGATATGAGAACGAGCCGAGAGTAGGTTCTATTACAGAGGAAACAGAAACCAAAACTAAACTAGGACAAGCTTATGCTCTAGTAGAGAACTTCATCTCTAGGATAATTGCTCAAGCTCCTCAGTTCAACTACCTCGCAAGAGAACGTAAAGACGTTGACTTCGTAGAACAATACAAAGAGTTCAACGAGTATCAAAACCAAGAAGCTAACTCAAGAGAGGCTTTTGAAACTATCGCCAAGTGGGGTGGTATCTGTGGCTTTGCTGGTTGGAAGATGGGCTGGAAGACAGAACAAATTCTAAGGAAGAAGAAAGGCAAAGAAGTTTTCGGTAAAGTAATAACTG